AGTGTAAGAACGCCCTTGGTTGTGCATCTCGACAAGAGACTGCTTAAATTCTGGTGAATATCGAATCATATAAAAAATGCTCCTCTGCTATTAGTTTACAGGGCAGAGAAAAATCTGTCCGTAAATCCAGCATAAGAGCAAGCGTTGTGTTCGGCAACGTCGCTTCGAAATACAAGCCGGTATCATCAACTTTCAACTTCAACGTGCCAGCATCTACGCGTGCTAACGGTTGGTTTGGGTCGTGAGCATATACAAGATACACACCACTCAAATCAACGTCTTTCAACGCGCCCTTATCAATATACTCGATAAAGCCAATGTCATTAGATGGCTTGCCAAATACGATTGGATAACCAAACACTTTGCGACTGCCGTCTTGCTCGTCGGCTCGTACTTCAACGCTAAGGCTTCGTACTTCCTGATTGTTCATCGGTTGTTTCTCCTTCCTTCAGCGTCTTTTCAAGCTCAGACTTGGCAACAATGTCATCCGTGATTAAGTCCGATTGACTCTTCAACAAAGCTTGTTGTGCCATCTCTGGCGATAAAATGTCTTTATCTACCAAGAAGCCAACGCGTTGTTCAATCTGGCTACCGTCCAAGTCGGTCGCCCGGCGAACGTCTGGAACAACGTTCACACCCAACTTTTGCTCCAATTCTTCAACAACCGGTGCTAAATAGCGGGCGAAAGTTTGGTTATAGTCAGCACGGACTTGGTCAGCATTAGAGTGTTCACTCTCACCACCCAACATATTGACTGGCAGCAAGAACGCTTTCGCAATCTGCGTTCGAGTGAAATCAGTGGAAGCCAACAACTTCGCAATGTCTGTCTTAACTTCCAATTGTTGGTAATCGAACAAGTCGTCTAGTACCAGCAAACGCCCAGCATTGTCACCTGACTGCGCATCTTCGAATGCCGTTCGCACTGCCGCTCGTTCTTCTTCACCTAACTTGGCACCCTTAGCCTTCAAGATTGAAGAAGGGTTAACTGCCTGTTTCAGTGAAGCCAAACTCAAGCGACGTGAGTTTGCTTGCAAGTCCAACTCATTGCGCAAAGCCAATAGCGGACTTTGTCCCATCAACCCGCCGTTCATCGATATCCAACGAAGATGAATAATGTCGTTAGAATCAACGTTTTTCAACTCGTCTTCATTTCGGTTATCGAAACGTAGATCATACGTCATTGTTTGGCCGTCATCTGACAGCCAAGGCGTGACGTGTGACGGTGGCAAGAATTCAAAATACTCGCGTCCGTTGTTGTACTTCTTATCTGTCCGTCGCAGCGCGTAGGCGTTACCGTCCAACAACATTTGGACAACCATTGATTGAAAGAAGTTGAAACGGTTGGTCAGTCGTGACGGATGCGTCAGTAACCAATCAACTTGTTCGTCTTTTGCGTGAAAGTACACACGGGCAATATCGGTAGCAATGATGTTCACTGCCGTCCACACGTCACTATTACGTATTGCTTGTTCCGCTGACAAATAGCCATCCGTGAAGAATAGCCCGCCATTAACGATTGATAACGCGCGCGAAGTCCCTGAACCACGAATGGGCACGGATCGTTTTTCAAAAAACATGTGCTTCTCCTATTCCATTAATTTGCTGATTGCCAACAAAGCTAGGCCAATGACAATCATGCCCAACCAAGGGGCAATTAAAAAGGCGCCTGCCGAAATAGACAGAGCGCCAAGGACAGATAGAATGTCCGCAATGATAAATCTAATATTCATACTAGAACCCAAAACTTTCCGACTTGATGTAGTCTGCAATTTGCTCATCATTCATCCGTGAGTAATCACTCGCACTAGCATTAGCGCTAAATGACTCGAAATGATAAATTGCGTCGTACAGCGCGTCAACTATTGCGTCGACAAGGTCAATTTTGTAAGTTGCCTTGTTCTTATCAATCTTGATTCCGTTGTTATCCGAAACAACAACCGCGTTCATTAATGACTTCTCCATCATTGGGTCGTCTAATCGTGTAACACGTTTTTCAACAAAGCTGTCTTGAAGCCATTTTGTCGGCTCATTCAACGAGATTGTTCCTTGTCGCACACCGACCATGTTCCAAGTTGTCGCTTCATCAATCGCTTTAATCAGCGCATAAGTGTGAGCCGCATCATAAGCGAACTCCAGTACGTTTAGGTTGAACTTATCAACAAAATCCATCAACCAAGTGAAGATGAACTCATTGTCAATCAAGCCCTTTTCGTGTTGCGTGACGTGAGCAAAACCAAGTTCTTCCATTTGACGATAATTGATTCCATCTTGCTTCTCTTTAGTCTCAATTGACCCGGCCTTGTGCCACGGAATAAACGAGTGTTGGTAGATATGCCATTTCTTTTTCCCATCAATCTCATACGGGAACACAAAGGCAAGAGCAGCATCATCGGAAGTCATAGAATTGTCGAACCCGATATATACGTCTCTAAAGTTCATATCAAAGCCAGCTATAACTGCGTTTTCCACTTCATCCATTTTGAATGCTGCATTTTGCTCTGCGTTCAACCACACATTCATATTCTTAACCAAGAAATCGTTCAACTTACCTTCTGCCATCTTGGCGTTGCGTTCCGAAATCAATCCGTTCAGCAACTTGTCATGCTGTCCAGCAAGGCCCAGCAGTGGGTTTGACTTAATCCACTCGTCAGGCTCGAATACTTCATCTGGACTGTCTTGTGAGAACACTGCCATGAAGTAATCGTCCAATTCACCTTCGTTCTTCTCAATTGCTTCTGTAACCGTCTTAATATCCTCACGCAATGGTGCGTTAGGGTTTTGATATGCAGTTGAGATTTGGAAAAACAAAGCTTCTTCTTGCTTAATTTGTCCTGATGTAATCTTTCCAAACGCATCACGGTCTCTTTGGTCGCCAGCTTCGTCAAAGATGGCAGTAGTCGCGTGATACGAGTCAAACTTTCCACCTTCTGCCGAAATGCGAACGATTTGATTGCGTTGTTTTAAGTTGAAAATATCCATAAAGCGCAATGTGACATCCGCCTGCATGCCTTTGAAAATTGTTGCAAGCATTCGTTCAATCGTGCCGGATATGTAGTTGAATAATTTCTTGGTTTGGTCGGATGTATTAGCGGCAGCAATGATATCTTGATTGTTCTTATCACTTGATTGAACAAAGAAGTCATAAGCTGCCAAGATAGCCGCCAAATATGTCTTACCTTGACCACGCGCAATCGAAACAATCGCACGTCTGAACCGCTTACCGCCTGTTTTGTTGTTTCGCCAAGCGATAACTGACCCTAAGATGAAGATTTGCCAAGCCATTAACGGCATTGGCTCCCCAGTATCTGGATCAGGAACCCTTGATGCGAACATCAGAAAGCCTTCAAGAATATTTGCGTCGAAATGATAAGGAAAATTGTCTGTATTTTGTCGTTTCAGGTCTCGCAAATGCCGATTAGCTGCCAAAATAAGCAACTTTCCGGCTTTAATTTTGCCCGTTACAACGTCTTTGGCATATTGCGTCACAGCGTCCATTACTTTTCCCCCTTAAACATCTTGATAATGTCCTCGGAAGCATCAATTTCAACTGGTGCAACATCCTTCGGCAACAGTCCATTCAACTCTTTCACCAGCGCAGTCCAGCGATTGATAACCGATACATAAGACTTTTGCGCTGGGTTTTCTCGCATCATCTTCTGGCTACCATTCTCAAACAGAACGATCGGTCCATTTTCAATGATGTCTTCTTGCAGAGTTTGAAGATTAACGGTGGCGAATGCTAGTTGGTCAACAATAGCTTTCTTAACGTCCTCTTTTTCTTCGGGAACGTCAGAAAACGCCTTGTTGAAATATGTTTTTGATTTAGCGACATGCGCTTTGAATTCTTTCGGGCTAATTTCTGACACCCCCCCTCATACGAAAAATTGGCTCGCTATGGAAAACGAGACTACTGCATCGGTTCTCCGTTGCCTAACCATAGGCCCCCTATCAGACGTCGAAATTTCAATTCTCAGCCGTTTTAAACACAAAATCGAGTAAATGGTAATCTCTCACTCGAACGGCGTCAGAATTGATTTTATTGCGTTGTCCAGTGCCGTAATAAGATTGTTCCCACTTAGTCTTCATGTTGTGGTGTATGTTGCATGCAGCCGCTAGGTTATTCATATCCAAACTAAGTTCCGGTGCAATCTCGCGCGGAACAATGTGGTCAACCATGTCGGCTGGTGATGTTGTACCAACTAATTCACAGTATTGGCAGAGACCATCGTCACGTTCCATTACTGCTTGTCTTGTCTGTCTCCATACTGGCTTACGATAGAATGCATTGCGTTCTGCACGTTCTGTGTCTGCCTTACGCTTATGGTCGTATTGTCTGTCGACCATATGATCACGCGTTACGTCTCTCTGGTGAACACCACAGTATCTTTGACCTATCGGAACCATAACGTGACAACCAGGTTCAGTACACCTATGTAATCTTCGTCCCATCTATTCACCTCCCGGTTATTTCGTCTCTAAATAATCACCATTTTTGTCTTTGAATTAGTCCTAGAATTTCAACAGTTATTCCATCGTGTTCAGGACCAGCAACTGTTATCGTTGAAAAAACATTCTTTTCATAAGCTTCGTAAATTACATCATGGCTCCAAATACTATCAAAATTTGTATGTCCTATTTCCCTAAATTTAACTATTTCATTTGGTGCTATCAATCTAAGATTATTCTTATCCGTGTTAGAGAATGCTAACCCAATGCCAGAATAATTGTGTACTATTGTTTTTTCCCAAGCGAACGGCTTATTGCCAGCATTGTATATAGTAAATTCAAGTCCAACCTTACTAGACTCTCCTACGATATAGACCAGCGAAGCACTACTTATATGCAAATCGACGTATTTCTCTTCCTTAGCACTAGCTAAATAAAGAGAAACAGCAACAGCACCTATTGTCCCTAAAGCACTAAACCAATCAGCCAATGATCCCGTATCTATCATAGTTCCGATGTAGAAAGACATGACGCCCATTCCAGCAACGAAACCAACAATCAACGCAGATGATATACCAGCATTTCTTGGATTAAACAACCAATTTAAAAATTTACGCATAACCACTACCTCCAAGAAGATAGCTTACACCTAAAATTATCAATTAAAAAAGCAAAATAAAAACCGTGCGCTCACATATCTGGAGCCACGGCATGCTTTATTTCAACTTTTCTACTCTATCATAATAACTTGGATCGCCCGCACCTTGCACGCGGCACTTATGAACCATATACGCGCTTTTTCTTCGTAAAATTAGTCAAAATAAAATAAAAAGGTAACAATCTAACTGATTGCTACCTGATGTGAATATGCCGATAGTGGGATTCGAACCCACAACCAATTAAGGGACGGATTTTAAGTCCGCTGCGTATGCCAGTTCCGCCATATCGGCTTATAAAAGCAAAGATTGATAGACATCTGGGTGAGTGTTGTGGCCATATAGGGATGAAAAGGCCTAAGATCTATCAATCTATGCCATGTTCCCTACTGGTCTCGAACCAGTGACCGGACGGTTATGAGCCGTCTGCTCTAACCAACTGAGCTAAAGGAACAAAAGAATACTTCCAAATACAGCGAGTACGCATTCGGAAGTATTAAAAATTACTTATCAAACTTTTCCTTGATGTCTTCAACTGCATCTTCTGCAGCATCCTTAACATCTCCAAAGGCATCCTTGGCCTTACCCAATAGTCCTTGGACCTTACCTTCTACCTCACGAGTTTCATCTCCAGTAACCTTACCTTCAACTTCCTTCGCCTTACCTGCTACTTGATCCTTTGCGCCATCAATCTTGTCTTCTAAAGCCATGATCGTACCCCCTCAGGTTATCTATAATATGTTACACACAAATAGTATATCCACTTGGTTAAATAGTCAATAAATAATTAATAAGTTGCGCAACTAATAACTGCTGCTTTCCTTAACTCGCAGATCATCAACGTCAGAAAAATTATCAGCGAACAACAGAAACGCTTCATCGATAATCTCTTGACCACGTCTAGTGCTGTAACCATTCTAAGTGTCGGACGTATCGCAACCACATGAAGTGCCTGTGTGGCTGTGTCATAACCTTGATGGCATGGACAACGGCATCGTAGTAGTACACAGCGTTAGCGTGATTAGTAAATCGTTCATCGTTAGCATTACCAAATGATCGTGCACTTGGCATGTCTGAAATTTCAACTGACTTCAAATCAACATATCCCATATCAGCCATGTTAACAATACGTGGCCACTCACTATCAAAAAACTCTCGAACCGCTTCTCTTGTTGCCTTCTCATTCACCGCTGGTAAAAGTGCCATTCCCTACGTCCTCCGAACCATGTTAAAATGAACTTACTCCCTAAATTCTTTTACATGGCGCTGGACTTCTGTCTGGCGCTTTTTTGTTTATCCTTCTACTACCCAATAGTAATAGCCAACTAACCACTTGCTGACCATATGTTTGATGAGCCACTTGCTACTTGTACGATATGCCTGGCGCTTGTTCCACGTCCGCGCAATCACACGCTTACCTTCTGGCGTATAAGCGAGTTTGAAGTAGCCTTGCTTATCTCGGAAATAGTAATACTTACGCATGATCATCCAACTCAATCTGCTTCAATGCTTCACGCGCTTCGTTGTAACCAACGTCTTTACGGAACTCCCACCAGTTTAGGTATCCATGGTCTTTTGCGTATTTCTTCATCTGCTTTGCAGTCACTCCCATGATTACCATTCCTACCGTTCTACCAAATCTGCTGTGCGAACAATTTCATACGCATTCCCGTTGTAATATGTTCGCAGTAGTTCCAAATCATCACCACCAGAAACTGGCTTGTGGAACCTGCCACCCATGTTCTTGTTGAACACAATGTACTTTGGCGTCTTCTTACCCATGTCGTCACACCTCCATCAATTCAACGTCTGCCAAACGATTAACATTATTGCGATTAGCAAACCTGTTTCCAAACCGATAACCACGTTCAAAACAATTTCATGCTTGCGTAACTCTTTCCAAAGGACAAAGTCATTTGTACCGAGCGTAGTAAGTGTGTTGATGGTATCCCTGGTAGCTTCCATGCGTTCCTCGCGCTCACTCTCAATCGTATTTAACAAGAATCGATCGCTTTGTACTCGGTTGTCAGCTTCAACGTATGACCCCTGGACCGAAGTACCAGCCAAACTAAGCCTGGCTAATTCGGCATTTGCTTGTTCTTCATTTTTCACCGTAAATCTCCTTCAAATTGTTCAGCGTCATTACTTCTCCTCCATCTCAATCCATGCATTAATTCCTTCGCTACGCTTACTGTTACGCAGTTGATTGGCCAGTTGCATGTTCACAACGTGTTGGTGAATATCCTTCTTCTTGCCATTGATCACTTCTTGCCACTTAACGATAATCATCTTATTTCCTCCATACGGGCTCACAGTCTTTTGCACCCTTGGCTGTTTACGTTTAGTCGACTTCTTCTGCTACGTCGTTCTTAAGAACAATCAGTTGATTCAATCCCTCGATATATTTAATTGACTCATCTGCCTTATGCTCCAAGTCTCGAATGCGTTCAACCGTCATTTTGTAGAAGTTGTCTGCATCTTCTTCGCTAGTGTCATAGGATAGGTATGCAAATTTTGCACTATCGCGGTAGATGTCATGCGAAAATGCACTGATGTGATCCATTTTTAGACGTTGTGCCGCCTTTGCAAGGTCGGTTTTGAGTTCATCTGGGAAATCATTCGAGAAGATGTGATAAACGGTCACAATGACCTTGCTGTGAGGATTGATGACCATACCAACTTCACCGCTATGCCATACTTGTGTGCCGTTATTTTGCATTTTGACCATTTCTGCATCCATGTTGAATGACGTCAGCCAGTTCTTCCAATTATTTCGCTCCGTTTTGAAGCGGCTCTTCAATTGCTCTGCTGCATGGTCACTGAACTCATACAGCTCAATACGCTTAATTCCCATGTTTACTCCTTTGTTACCCAACCTAACCCGTCATTTCTGACACACCCAATATTTTAGAAACGCTGTACAACACGTCTGCCGTTCGCTGTGCGCCCGTTTGACGCATTAGCGGCTAATCGGTCAGCTCGTGTTCTTCTAAGTTCTGACAGCTTCTCTGCTGTCCCCTTAGCCATATCTTCAACTGATGCATAGCCAAACTCTTTAGCCATACGTTGATTTTGCTGATCAATCTGTTCGACAGTCGGTTTACTTGGTCCGCTTTCAAATTTCAATGGCTGACCAAATTTTCCTGTTTGACCGCGCAGACTTCTGTTTTTCTCAAATTCCCCAACTTGTTCAGCAGTCGCAAGGCCGTTAGACAACCAAAGCTCCACTTTCTTCTTCACATATGCACTTGAGTAGCCCCCTTCATTTTTGGCCGATCGAATTGCCAGAATTAGAATCTTTCGAGCTTCTTGTTCGCTCGGAGCAACCCTGGCAATATCAGTCAAGAAATAATAGATGTCGTCAGACGTATATTTGTTCGGCTCTATCTCGTTAGCGGTCCACTCTCGCATAATTTGGGGGTTGTTTCGTGTAATCATTGAAACTACCTTCCGTTCCGTCCGCCGCCGTTTGTACACGCCAAATCCCCTATACTATGAAAGCGGCTCTTCCGGCGGCGGACTGTGTTATTAATATGTGTTCTTCTCCTAGACTTTTTGTCCGGTAGGGTATAGACTATTTATCCGGTAGGGGGTTCACCTTAATACTGCGTTTAATAACTTGCTTAGTACCTTCCTTGTAATGCAATTCAATCGTGATGTATCCATATTTCACCAATTGACTTATGAGCCTAGAAGCAGCATCAACCGTTAATTCGTATCGTTGTGCAAGTGCTGCATTACTGATATAAACGTCACCGTACACATTAGCTAGTGAGTAAATTTCACCAAAGAATAGTTTTGCGTTTGGTTTCAATCGGTTGTCATGAGCTACAACTGCTGGCGTGTTTAGATAGTAATTAACACCTTTAAAATCTTCCGCCATATCTCACCGCCTAGAATGGTAGATCATCTTCGTTAAACGAAGTTGCATCGTTACCGTACATTTGATTAGGTGTGAATCCACCTTGTTGTGGTTGCTGACCATTCGATGGACCTTGTGCTGGCGCAGAATTGAAACCACCTTGTGCCTGATTGCCACCGCTTTGGTTTCGTCGCTGTTCACTTTCTGCCTTGCTTTCTAGCAATGAGAAGTTATCAACGACAATTTCCGTTACATAAACACGTTGGCCTTGTTGGTTCTCGTAGTTACGAGTTTGCAAGCGACCTTCAACCGCCACCAACGACCCCTTAGAAGTGAAGTTGGCAAAGTTTTCAGCTGACTTACGCCAAATAACCCCATTAATGAAGTCCGTCTCACGCTCACCGTTTGAGTTAGTGAATTGACGGTTAACAGCAAGCGTAAATGAACCAGCTGCTGCACCTGACGTTGTGTATCGCAACTCAACGTCCTTGGTTAGTCGTCCTACTAATACGACGCGATTTATCATTGTCTATTTCCTCCATTCGCTTGAACGTCATAATTCCAAGACGTTGCAATGTTTCAGGGTCTAACTTGATACCCTTAACGTGATATTTCTGTTCAAATGCTGGCCACCCAATGTTGTGTGCTTCATTGTGGTGAACTCGGCATAATGCAATTAGATGCTTTTGTCGGTGGTCTACCAGATTTCGGTCATTACCCATTCCAACTGTGTCAATGTGGTGGACATCAGCAGGGCGTCCACACACCACACAGCTTCGGTGGCTCAACGATGAATACATATAGGCTTCTACATCGTCCATATACGCCAAACCACTCTTAGACATCGGTATGTGGTTCTTAACTGCGTAATCAAGCAGGTATGAAATAAATGTCCGTGCTGTCGTCATATCTGTATCAGCAAACGAAAAATGTTGATCACCTGTTTCTGCTTCATAATAGAATTTCATCCACCACTTAGTTTCTTCGGGTGTATATCCTGACCACTTCGCTATCTCACCGATAATTGCATATGCTTTTTTTCGTTGTACACGACTAATACTGCGTTCATCAGCAATGCTAATAACTGCCTGTGGCCGTTCTTCTGAGGTGTAGAGTGACAACATAGCCAGCTCTTGCGCATCTTCCACCGACATTGTTACTTTATTGCCGCTGATGTTAGTGATACGCCCCCAAATATCCATTACTCGATACCAGCGTCGTTCTTAGCGAATATGGCAGCACCTGCTAACAATGAAGCTTTGTCGGCTGACAACTTGTTAAGTTGCGTATCGTTATTGTCTTTAGAAGTCATACCTCCAGTAGCGAACACCTGCTCCAGCTTCTCTTTTGGTACTGATTTCAAGACTTCCTTCAACTTAGCAATGATCGCCTTGCGAACATTATCGTGTTTAATTTGCTCTTGCTTTAATGCCGTGATGTTCTCACCGTCGTCGTCATCATCAGCGACAATTCCGAATGCAGCCGCCAGACTTCCACGTCGTGCATATGTTGTATTGGCCAACATCTGTTGTGGCGTTGTACCAAACTCAACAGGCAAGCCTTCCACATCGATATACTCACCAGATGAGTGGGTAATCGTTGTAACTATTTGTGCCATACGCTTACCATTGGAATCAATGTCGGTATTGATTGATTGCGTGTAAGCTAGCGGCTCACTAGATGACTTAATCGCTAGTCGTACTGCGCTATCAATATCAGCCAAGTCAGCATACTTACCAAAGTGACCTGACTTAGTCTTGGTTGGTTGCACCATATTCAATTGCACTTTCGCCAATGATTCCATCAGTTCAGGTGCTGGGTTATATTCATTTCGTCGCAACATTTTAATCCTCCGCTATTGCCCAATGCCCAACTAATTCCATATAGGACTTGAGCTTTTCTTTTTCATCTGGAACAAATCCTTCATCTGTGTCCCAACCTTCTGTACCTTGGGCTACCTCTTCGCCTTCAAAATCTTCTCCCCAAGGTATTTCATCATCATGTGGATCAAGTAGTTCATCAAACATGGTCAGCCACCCAATTCAGAACATTGGCAACGCCCATTTCAAACTCCGAAACAGTTCCGTCATTGTTATCCCGTTGTTCTGCCTTGAAGGCTCGATTTATACGTTTTTGCGCTTCTAATTGCAATTCGTGTTTCATTTCATACCTCCTTGTGGTACTCTGGAGGAGTAAATCATCCTAAACAGATTTACCCCTTTTCGCGCTTAACGGTTGCAGCCGTTAGGCGTTTTCTTTTTGGTAACGTCCACGATAACGAAGCGATGACAGCGTCACCTTAGACACTCCAATAGCTGATGCAATTTCACTTGCTGATTTACCTGCGTCTTGCATCTTCTTGAACACTTGGTACCGACTTTCGTACTCATCTTTCTTCACCTGATTTTCACCAGGCGTTACCCAAGTAGTACGGCGTTCCAAACGACCGTTATGTTGCAGAATGCGCTTACGCTCTGCTTCGATGTCAAACTCCTTATCTGGTGCAAAGCTGTGATGCAAATCCGCAACACCTGTTGATCCAATATCATAATCCGCCATGATCGTCCTCCAATACTTGTTTTGTGAATTCAATAAGAGAGTGCTTCTCTGACAAAATACGATGTACATTCAATGCCAACCAAGGCGGCATTGAGATGCCAGTAAACTTTGCTTCACGCATCATGTGCACCGCAGTCACGCTAGTTCCTAATTGGTCAGCCAGATCTTCATCGTACAAGTTTTCGACACCTTGAACGATGAAGATTGAAAACAATTGTTTCGGTGAAATCATCTCCGGAGTAAACTCGTTCATTTCCATTCCTTTCTGGGTCGCACACCCCAAGACACACACCAACATGTTGTTAGGAGACAAACAGTAAGAGAAAAAATATTACATGTAAGTGGTTGATGTGCATCTGGCGATGCGCGACCCATATTAAATTATTAGCGACGCGGCAATGCGTCAGCATCACCAGTAATTAAGTAATAAATCGTGGGCCCAAGTCGCTTGAACCAAATCCACTTAACGAACTCAAACAAGTTGATCAAGCTAATTAATAGAATGAAGCCACCGAACGCAGCCCACATTGCGATATATGCCATTACTCTTCATCTCCATTTCTAAGTTGTTCTTCCCAATATGGTCGTAGGTGAATTTCATGGGTGTCTAGAAAGTCAAACAACCATACTGTAAACATCACCAATATGAATATGACGAATATCATGTACCCTAATACCAATCGTTCAGCCTCTTAAATCTTTCTGCATCGCTTCGCAAATATGTTGGTCGGTATGCATTAGGCGTCTTATTCGGTACGTTTTGCATAAACTTCTTGGAGAAACGCAAGTGGTCTTTAAACCAATTAACCGAATGACCAAACACCTCTTCAGCGATTTCCTTCTGACCAATCAACGGCTTCAACTTTTCTTCCATATCTATGCCTCCAATTGATATTTCCCATCACCCAAGAATTTGTTAATGAAATATTGCTGTCCCTTACCAGTGACCTTTGGTGTCTTTGTTGTCACGTTCACACCATTAGAATTGATGTGGTTATGTTCCTTAATCTCAAACAAACCAAGCTCCATGCTCTTCTGTGTTGGCATGTTCCGGTCTGAACCTTGTCGCTTAACCAGATAGCCATTTTCACGGAGATAACCGAACAAACGGTTCTGTCCCATATCTACGCCGTTTTGCTTAAGCAACTTTGCCAACTCACCAATCAGAATTGATGACTGACTAGCTGACACTGCGTCAGCAAACAAAGCCTTAGGCGTCATCTCTGCGATGATCTTGTCCTTGTGGTCTAACATCAGTTGAGCTGACTTCAAGCCCATTGCCATTTGAATACGTGGGTCTGACATCAACGCCTTGTGTTCTTTTTCAACTGCGATGAAGTAGTCTCGAATTTCTTGGCTCTTAGCTGTCTTAGACATCATCGCTACGTTCTTAGCCATATCAGTTGTTAAACTGAAATCATCTAATTGACGAATAGCTCCATTATTAACAACCGTAGTTGTAACTACACTTGTAAAATCAACACCTTCAACAAACATCTTAAAGTTTTGATCTACCCAAAGGCTGAAACGAGTTTTGACCCCCAACTCCTTATATAGTTCACGAGCGCTAACCCGTTGCTCACCTTCTTGGTTCGTTTGAACCTTAATTAGTTCGTTTGTCATGTTTATTTCTCCTTTATATTTATGCCAGCCAGTTGTCACCGTGGTATCCGGTGTATTCAAACAATTTACGTAGCTTTTCCTTAGCTGCCTTGCTATCTTCACGGCCATTAACCAAACGAGATACATATTGTTCCGATGTTCCGATTACCTCCGCAAGTTCTTTCCGAGATACTTCGTTTTCATCTAAATGAAATTGAAAATCACTATACGCTCGCTTTAAAGTACGACGCGCTTCCTTAACACTCATATGTGTTTCCTCCTTGTTTATGAAGTTAAATTAGAGTTATCTTGACTTTAAGTATTCTAAAGAATACAATAAAGGCATAGAAAAATAAGCAATGCAAAAACCTATATATCAACGTTAGCTCGTCCAAAAGCAATTGATATTTAAGTTATTTTTGCTTGCTGTTTAACTCGATGAATTAACTATAATTCTAAAGAATACTTTTGTCAACAACAAAAACAACTTTAGAATACTTTTATTTCATCAAATCTCAATGGAGCTTTGATATGACTGTATTTGAACGAATAAAAGAAACAGCGAAATTACGTGGTACTAACCTTAAAAATCTGGCTAAACAAGTTGGATTAAGCGAAAACGCTATATACTCTTGGAAAAATAAAACACCCCGAACTGATAATGTGCAAGCCGTGGCAGACGTCCTCGGCGTATCAGTAGACTACCTATTAGGTAACACTGATGAGATGCACAGTAATAAGAAGGACGACATGCCCGTGGATCTTGAAGAAGTCTTAGACAAGTTAGGCCCTACTCTTCGCTTTGAAGGTAAAGAACTAACTGATGAACAAAAAATCAAGTTGTACGAAATGGCTAAGTTGATGCTTGGTGAATGATGAAAGAATTAAGAGAATATCTTCTCAACGTGGCAAGACGGAATGATATAACTGTTTCTAATGTTGAGACAAAAGACGATGGTCCAGATATGGCAATACCATTTTTATCTATGATCATCATGAATCCGAATTCAAGTACGCAGTATGCATATGAGTTCAGATTAGCTCATGAACTAGCTCACCTGCTTTATGGTGACACGGAATCGGATGCAGTTTATAACTTTTCGCCTTACATAATGAGAGTTTCAGAACGTGCAGCCAATGTACAAGCAATACGCATGATTGCTTCATTTTGGTTTGATGATGTCCCGGTAGAAAGTAGAAATTGGCTGGACTTTATGAACTATCTTGGCTTGCAATCGCACTTTGAAGATATGGCCCGCGAAGCGGTTATGCAAGCACGAAAGCGAGGAATTCGTTTGCTACGTACAATTTTAATCATTATCAACACATTACTATTGCTAATCTCTATATCTCTATATGCTTACTTTAAGTTGAAAGAAGCTTATTTTAAATACGTAGCTGCTTCATTGATAGTTGGTTTCGCAATAGTTGATTTTATCTATCTTTACTTCTTTAAAAATTGGACGTAGTAACCACGTTATTTAGAAAGGAGTTATTAATATGAGATTGTGGCACGAATCTTTAATCCCAAAACTCCCTCGTCAGCAATTGCTGGGGCAACATAGAGAGTGTTGTGCACTTCGTGGCGGTGGTTGGGGCAAGAAGCATGCAACTGTGAATTACGTCTTTGACCACTCACCATACAAACTATTTCAATATCACCAATTAGTAATGAATGAGATGTTAAGTCGCGGGTATAAACCTAACGAATTATGGTTAGACCCCTTGTACCGTGGAGCTAAGGAAGCTGCTTATACTTCACTATCAAGTGAAGTTTTGACTTCTCCAATTTACCCCGAGCACGACAAAATATATTTAATTGAGTGTATTGAAAATTTGAGAGAAAAAGGCATTGAGATAGATTAAAAAAGCCACCCGTTAAGGTGGCATACATATACGTGCAGATAGGAGTCACGTTAAAAGCTAAGGAGTATGTTTGTTTATGGACTCAAAAAAGTTGAAAAGTTTAGCTAATGCAAACGGTATTGTCGGTCTAGGCGGTGGAATTTTTCTATTGTTCGCTACGCCCATCACTGTAGCAGCCACTTTGAATCAAAATATGATGGCAGCAAATCTCGCTATCCTAGCATTTTTCATGATTAAAGTAGCTATTTTTGTTCTTGGGATTGTGGGAGTAGTACAGTTTAAAAATTCTTCAGTAGTTTCCAATGCCTCTAGCGTTTTAATGATCGTTGGTGGATCGATTGCTATTATCCCCTTTTTGGGGTGGATTGGCGGAATTCTTGCCATTATCGGTGGTTCTTTATTTCTATCATCTATTAAAAAATTTGATAGCGTTGAAGCAGAAGACTAAAAAGGAGCTATCTTCCTAAATAGGAAGTTCTTTTTAACAGTCGATTATAATTGATCAACACACGTCCAGAAAGGATCGACGTTAAAAGCTATTTTAGGGAGTTTCCATAATGGAAAAGACTAACGAAAAGAAACTAGTTGGTATTATTGCACTAGTTTTCGCTATCTTGGGTTTGGTATTGTCATGGGTTCCAATCGTTAACAACATCGCCGCAGTGTTCGCTGTCATCGGTATCATCCTTGGTGTAATTGCGTTGATTATCAACCGCAAGAACAAGAAAACGATTGCTTTGGTGTCAACCATCCTTGCTATCGTTTCTATCATCATTGTTTTGGCTACGCAAAGCATGTACAGCAAGGCCGTAGATCATGCTGGTAAGGCTGTTTCTAGTGGTGTCAGTTCTGCAATGAGCTCATCAGATAAGAAGGAAGCGGATAACTTCAAGTGGACTAAGGCTGACTTTGATGCCTTAACTGTTGGTGATTCATTAACTGGTGTCGGTGGTGCCAACTACGAGGAAATTGTGGCTAAGTACGGTAAGCCAAAGACTTCAAGCGATACTCAATCTGGTGACTACACTATGCGTAATGCAGGCTGGTCAAAGATGACTTCAAACGGTTCATACGAGTCAGTTGATTTGTCATTCATTCAACAACAGGACGGATCATACTTGCTAAGTATGAAGAGCTCATCTTCACTTAACTAATTAATTAACCCCCGCTTTTGCGGGATACATAAAAATCCCCACTCCGATTGAGTGAGGCGTGAAAGGAAAATTATTATGGATGAGCTATTAATTGACAATTTGAATGACATTACTACAGCGTTACCAAATATTAGTAGTACCGCGAACTACTGGCTTATTCGCGCACAAGGCGGCGACTACTTCGATGATTTCATTGCAAATCAATACGCCGGAGTTGGATTTGATGAAGTCAGTTTAGAGGAAGTATCTAACAGTTCGAACGAGCAATTGAGAGATCTATTCGCAGAGCGTAAACCTACAAAAGCAAACGGTTCAAAAATTGCATCAGGCACATACACATCGTGGGTCGGACAACTCCGCCGCTTTACTACTGAAATTGCACCTGGTGATTACATTTTGGTTCCCAGTCAATCATCTGAGCGTTTCGCACTAGGAATTGTGATTGGTGCTCCATACGAGATGACTGATGACCAAATTTCATCCATAGAAAAAGTTGCTGGAAGAATTAATTCACCATATAAAAAACGCATTAAAGTTCAATATCTAAAACAATTTTCAAGGTCAAAAGCCGACTCAGCTCTATACAAAATGATTTATACTCAACAAACATTGAGTAATATCAACAAATATGCTCCGTACATTTTACGTGCAAGCTATGACGCTTATGTATCAAATAATCAGATTTTTCTAACTTTCCATGTGGGTCAGAAGACTGATGTTAGTGGCCGTGATTATACAGGATTTACTTACAACCTAGTTGAAGCACACGCGGAATTGGAGCCGGAACAAGAAGTTGTTATTAAGTCAAACGTCCAATCAGAGGGTGACGTTCAACTAATCTTGGCCATTACATCAATGGTAGGAATTTTCTTATTAGCCTTGGTGACTCTCCGAAGTAAAAAAGGTTTTTCGTTGAAGGTAAAGTTCGGTAAAGACAACAGCATTGAGTTCACAAAGGAAGCCGACTCAATTGTCGCCCAACGTGTAGAGGATGCAAAGTCAGAGCGTAAAATAAAAGAGCAAAAAGCATTTGATGAGCACCTTAAAAACATGTCAGAGCTGCTTAATAAATCAGGTCAACACATGGAAAAGATTGATGCAATGATTAGCACAGAGCTTGATCAAGCAACAAAAAAAGCCGGACTATCTAACACCGACAAAGATGTTTAGACCCGTCCGACCTAATTTTTATAGTAAAACCTGATACTCAAAGTTATAAATGACAGGTCTAACACTAACGCAAATACCAACCTAATCGGTGAAGATGTGTCAATAAACCAAGTCAAAAGATTAACCAAATAATAAAATGGTGTCAGCAGCAGTAATGCTGTACCAGTGTAGGCTAGCAGGACATCGATTTTCTTAGAAATCATTATTCTCGCCTCCTTCTACTACTTGTGTTTCCTTTTTTATACACCAGTTTTTGGTTTTAATCAAGGAATACTATTTATTAAAAACACGCACACCCCAGCCGGCAAGCAAGAAGTGTGCGTATCGAACAAAACAGAACATCACTGCCCTATTTACGTATTCAATTGTACCAGACCCGGGTATGTCTTTAAACTGCCTAAAATTTTTTATGTAAAGGTTAGGTTTAAACTAATGGCAGTGTATAAAACCGAACACGGTTGGCGTGTTGAAATATCATTCAAAGACACAACCGGAAAATATCGCAAAAAAGGCAAGCGTGGTTTCAAGACCAAAAAGGAAGCTGAAGCTTGGGCGGCTGAATATTCAGTTGCTAATAGTAAGCCAACACTTCAAAAAGGCACGCTTACCCTTTTCAGCGATTATTTCGACGAGTATCAACAATTACGGTTCGATGCTGGGCTCAAGGAAACAACAAAAGAATCATGGCATGCAGTTCGCAAATACGTTGTTGATGTGTATTTTAAGAATGTAACACTAGATCAGATTACTCGCCAAATGTATCAAGCATTCTTGAACGATTATTCAAGCGACAAGAAACGTAAATCTGTAGTTAAGCGTCACCAGATTATGAAACAAGTAATCGAACAAGCATTTCACGATGGTTTAATACCATCTGACCCCACCTATGGCGTTATTATACCAGGCGCTGATTCCAAGTCTGCGGATGAAAAATTCCTTCAAGTTGATGAGTTGAACCAGCTACTTAAATACATCGAAACTAACGACAAGCTAATTAAGTGGAACACGTCATTCATGATTTATTTGATTGCATTGTCAGGTCTGCGTGCGGGTGAAGCATTAGCACTTACTCGTGATGATGTTGATATTGATGCGCACAATATCAGCGTAACAAAGACCAAGCAACGTTCTGGCGAATCAACCACACCAAAAACAAAATCATCTATTCGCACTATTGCTATGCCAGATCGTTTCTTTGATAACTACGAAACGTTTATTAGTGCAAAGTCTGAATGGAACGATGCCAATGAATTATTCGATGGTCGCCGTTGGGCTACTATCAATAACCACTGGCTTGAACGAATTGAACGTGAACTTGGCTTTGAAAATATAGTTTCCGTTCATGGCTTACGTCACTCGCACGTTTCTTACTTACTATCGAAAGGCGTCGACATTAATTACGCATCTAAGCGTTTAGGCCATTCAAACGTTACAATTACGCAACAAGTATATGCCCACCTACTACGTGACAAGCAACAAAGCGAAGAAGCAAAGACGCTTAATATTCTTGGTAAAATCGACTGA